TAACAGTAACTTCTGTATTGTTACAGCCGTCTTAGTGTTTGGGTTTGTACTTCCGTCACGGACCTCGTTAATTCCGAGCAATTGTCTTAAACGGTTATAGTTGTTTGTAAATTCATTTGATAAGAACCCGATAGAACTATTGTTAACACCTCCACCTTGCTCTTGTATTGCGCGACCTATTATTTCTCCGTCTTCATCTGTTTCATCTGCAAGTAATACACCTCTTCCGAAATACATATCCAATAAAGCCTGTGCGTCTTGTTTTTCTCCGTTAAGGAAAGTGTTGTTTAAAAGTTTAGGACTGATAGTTACTGTGTTTGGTCGTAACTCCATTTTTAACTGTTGGAACTTGAACCAATCCCTGTGCAAATCATCTACAATAGGAATTGAACGTTCAATCATACTATCGTATCGGATATATCCTTTTTCGCTTAATTTCTTAATCTTCGGGGCGTAAACAATAAATGGTGATATAGGTTTGTTTACTTCTTTTTCTACTTGGTTTGCGATCTTTTCCCATTTAAGAATAACCTTTCCTTGTGGAACATAAACACCTTCGTACCAAACGTCGTAAGGAATAGATATTTTCTTTTTATCGTTTGCAGGATTGTATCCGTCTTCTGTTCTATCGATTAATTTTACAGATTTATTTTTTCTTAATTTTTTGAACTCTCTCGTTTCGCTTTGCAAATAAGCAAAAGAAATATATTCTACCATTCTATTTCTATCTTCTCCATCAATATACGGGTCTGTATTTTCAGGGTTTCCAATAGCGAGGTTTTTAAGAGTGTCTAAATCTGTTTGATTTATTCCGCCTGCTATTTTTATAAGTTGTGAAATCGTATCATTTTTAATAATACCATGATAACGAATATCTCTACCGTCATCCATTTCAAAAGGGTTGTGAATATAATTATAAGGGTCGATATACTTGTATTTTATACCTTCTGAAAAATCAGTATAATGTTGTACTACTCCTAATCCTATATCAAATAAATCCTCATTAACTTTGTCTTTTATCGCTTCAAAGTTTTCATGCTTCATCACGTTCTCGATAGCCAATTCCTGTGCTATTTCGATTTTAGGCTTGTATTCTATTTTTTTGATTAGTAATTCAGATTCGTCTTTCGGTGCTGTACCTGTAGAAAGGTTTATTCCTAATCCTTTTTCTATAATATCGTCAAACGGCTTGTTGTAAAATGATTTATCTAATCTCTTGAAAAAATCTTTCTTTTCGTTTACAGCCGTAACATCTAAGGCTTCTGCTCTTGGCTTGAAAAAACTTTCGTCGATAGGGTTTATAAGAATATCTTTAAAAGTTGACATTACTTTTAATGGGGTGTAGTCAATCTTATGGGTTTTTACTCCAAGACCTTTCTGATCTTTCTCTTTTACCCCTTCAATAGTATCTTTGTAAGGTGAAACGTCCTGTTCCCCTCTAGCGTAGGCTCTCATTTTGTCTATCCAAATCCTATGGTTCGATAATGTTCCATCGTACCATTGGTTTTCAATAGCCATTCCTATTTGTCGCCCTGTTTCCAAACTAGCCTTCTCCTTATTCGAAGCCAAATCATCAGGAAATGTTGTAGTTAAATCTGCCATAATTACGGTAAAAATAGTTTATTTATAATTTAATTCTTTTGTCATTGGTAATGATTATTAAGCTGCAAAACTCTTCATAGATAAGCCACCTGACGAGTTTGTTGTTAGTGGGTTTCTCATTTTCGGATTGTACTGACTTCCAAGTAATGCTAAACCTCCTGCAACGGTCATATCAAACTCTTTTCGTTTATTTACGTTGAATTTAACTAACTCCTTAATCATGTCAGCAAAGTAAATCTTACAATCTGTTTCTACATTCTGACCAACAAAATCTATAATATAGTCCTTCCATAAGTTCGCTTGATCAGCATTCCCTTGTTTTGATGAAGGAATACCACCGCAATCTTTTTCGAACTGTGATAACTCCTTCCATTTCTTGTCAGGTCTAGTCATCGAATACCCTCTAAATCCTTTATCTTTAAAGTATTCTAGGATTCTAGGCTTATTGTTTTCTATCAATGCAAACATTCCGAAAAACTTACATATCATTATAGCATCGTCATAAAAATCGGTTGCCTTGTCGGGTCGTTCAATATATTTAAGGAAAAACGATTGTGATGGTGCGCCTGTCATATTGAATTTAGAATACCCAACTATCGCACCGTTAGAACCTCTACCGTCAACTGTTTTTGAAATATCATAACTATCAATTCCGAAAACTCCAATATGGTTGTTGCTTGGCATCATCAATTTTTTTCCGTGAAAATCTTTTAACGCGCATTGGTTTTGTTGGTCAGGGTTAGGTATCCAAGTTGTAAAAATTCTTCCTTTTGTATTTGGTATCCATTGTACATCTGATTTGTACGGCTCTCCTTTCCACCCTAAATTACCTCTGTAGATAATTTCTGTAAAATCATGTTCGGTAAGTTGGTTTAAAAAGTCCGTATGATCGTTAAGATTAGCAATATCGAAATCGTTATTTATACCACCTTCGTTTCTGAACATATTTTCAACAGTTCTAGGCATATCTCGTAAAAAAGCATTTAAACTTGTTTTTTTTCCTTGCTGTTTAAGCGTTTCGTGAGTAATATTCCAATCTGTAATCGCTCCATTTTCTAAAATCTTTCCTGATTCGTTCCTGATTGGTTCTTTTGGGTCGTGAACTATAGAATATCCCCACTCGTCAAAATAACTTTCAGGTTGCGTCATTGTATAGCACACGTCAATAAAAAACGAAACTAGCCCATTTTCGGTCCTTCCTAGTTTATTTCTTTTTGTAGCATCTGCTTTTAAGAATTCTGCTTCAAACTCTTCACCTCCACCACCGCTATAATTACCTGCTGTACTTCCAAACCTACCTGTAGCCCCTCCTTCTGTATGACACCTCATGTGTCTTGAAACGAATTCGGTTAAACTTTCATCTTCCCATTTTCCGATCTCGTCATTTATAGATACGTTTTTAACTTTTAAACTATCGTATGCTGTTGCTTTTGTTGGATAGAAATCGATAACAGAATTTTCTGAATCGTCTGTTTCGAATTCTATTTCTAAACTGCTTTTTGCTGTGTCGTTTGGTAAATCTATTAATGGTTTAAAATAAATAGGGTAGTACTTAAAAGGATTAACAATCTTACCTGTAAACAATTTTTTTGCTAAATCTTTACGTTCTGAAACTATTGGTATCTCGGCATATTTAGTAATAGTGAAAACATTTAAAGCCATACTTGCACTCTCAACACTCCAACTTGTTCTACGCCCTTTACCTCTCATTTCACCCCAAGTCCTAGTATCTGCTCTTACGGCTTCCCAATGCCAATAAGATTCCATTGCTGTAACTCTAAAGTACCCGTACATATTAGATTCTGTAAGGTAATAGTGCTGTAAAAACATCCAATTTTCTCCTGTAAGGTAGTGTACGTCTTCGTCTATTTTTATAAAAATGCCATGTTCTCTTTTCTGATATTCTGACTCAATAAACTCATGTTCTTTTTCCATTAGTGAATCTCTATCGGAACAGAACGTTTCTTTTATAACGGTTCTTTTAATTCCGTTCTTCTCCGTAGCCATGTCTTTTTTATACTTAATCCAAAGTTTATTGAATTCTTTAGGCGGTGCTTCTCTAACCCATTTACATTGGCTACTAGGTTTTTCTTTGTTAATAATTTCTTTACCTATAACTGACGGCAACCCAATATATAAATCTCCAACTTTAAAAATATCACCAAGAGTTCCATCTTTAGATATACAAATAAAGTTATCGTTATATTTTGTGTATTGTTGATACCTCCAAGATTTTTCCTTGTTTTTTCTATCGTAATCAGATTTAGGCACGATAGTTAATGGGTCTATTTTTTCACTGATACGACCTCTGTAGTCTTTGTTTATTTCTTCAATCATTTCAAGTGTTCGTTTAGTCCTTTTTTATTTTTAGTTACAACATCAACACCGTCCTGCTTCTCTACCGTTGTGGGTTCTTTTGGGTTTATTAGATTTTCTAATTCAGTTTCTTTGACCTGAATTTTAGTAAGAAAAGCATCAGCCGTTTCTGCCGACTTTAAAAGACCTTCGGCATAAACCTTAATCTTATCGTCT